TCCCCTTGTAACTCCGACATACATCGTGAGATGAACTCTTGTTGGCTTTCGCCACTTGGGGTAGGTAAGGGCATTACTTTATCTTTTTTCCGTTATTGATATTTAAATAACCGACCTTCTTGGAAATCTTTTCATTGTTGCTGAAATCGGTCGTGCGGGGCATTTCTCTTTCTTCCCATTGGATCTCTTGGTCATCCAAGTAAAACGCCCATATTCCGATTGGTGTTGAGTTGATGTAAACGGGGCGGGTTCCAAACTTGATGGCGCGTTGCATAAGCGCATCATACTTTGCCCATTCAATTAAAAGGTCATCGTAGTGGCTACGCCTACACTTGAGTTCAATGTCCATCTTGTATGTTTCCGAATAGCAATCATACTTGGAGAACTTATACTCCGACATCTTTAAGTCCCGAAGCATCGTCTTGACGAACTCAAATAGTTGGCGTTCCGTCATAAGTGTTGTATACCGCTTGTAGCTCCACAATGCGTGTTTTTAAACAAGAACCGCAGTTGGTAGGCTCTACCTTTTGTTGGAATATGCGGTTGTAGATCTTATTGATTTCAGTTTGTTGAGCAACCGATATGACATTGCGCCCGACAATAGTTCCCAAGAACTCATACTCCTCCTTTGTCAAGCATTCGGGTTTGCGATAGCGGAATATCTTATTTAGTTTCTCTTTACGAGCCTCACACCCGCAATCTACTCCCGTTGCTTCGCTGAACCAATCTACCGCAGCCTTGATTCCCGTAGCCGTTGTGATTTGCTCTATGGTGTCCCCTAAACCTTCAGCCTTTTTGCGAGGCCTTCCACGCTTGGTAGGCTTCTTTGCAATTTTCTTGGATTCGCTTTCTTCCATTGTCTAATGTATTCCAAATTGAACGCTCACTAATTTTTGTTTCTTCGCTGATTTTCTTGATGGTCATATCAGTATTGTGGTAGAGTTTAAAGAGCTTTGAGTCGTACCAATGCCATTCCTCTACCTCTCCCCACATCTCATCTATCAAATCGTTGTGAGCCGTTTCCATCTCATAATTCGGCTCATCTATCTCACCGTCTAATTCTTCAAGCTCCGTAAAGGTCAGCCCTTTCTTTGAAGTTATGTAGAGATTCCTTAAAACAACAAAAACGAAGTAAGTATTTACCTCGTTCTCGTTATACATTATTCTTTCGGGGTTCTCCACATACTTGTACATCCGCAAGTACATATCTTGGACTAAATCTTTAGCCGTATCTCTATCCGCCCCAAATGACATCGCCATTCGTAGCCACTCATCGTGTCGTTTGGATAGAATCTCAAGTATCACGAAATTATTTGTACAATAAATACGCCAATCGCTATTTGAAATTCATAGCGGTGGCCAATATCCTCATAGCCATCCTCACCCCAATCAAGATAATTGATTCCGAACATAATCCCGACAATGGGTGAGATCCTAAAAGTCATATCAGTTCCTTTAGTTTGAAATACTTGTCTTTGTAAAAGTATAACTCATTAGCCTCTTTTTCTTTCTCTTTGAGTTTTAGTTTTAGTTTGTTGATCGTGATAAGCATATCATTGATGGTGAGTTCTTGTTCAATCTCATCCCCAAGAATGCGCTCACGCACCAACTCGGCATCCTTATATAGCTTGATGTAATCGTCATACATCATATTTGCTGAATGCGTTTTCTTATAGTGAACAACGCTTGAGTGATTGCGCCCCAATACACTTGCAATGTCAACAACGCGGAAGTGCTTACGGAAAGCATTGGCGAATGCAGCCCGTGATAAAACATTCTTGCGGTGATTGGTTAGAGAGTTTTGCCCTTGAAAAAAGGTATCGGCTGCAATTAAGAGTTTTCCTATTTCCATTTTGTTTCAGTTATTTCTCCGTTTGCTAATTTAAGATTTATTTCTTTAAGGCTTATTTGCCATATACCGCGTTGACTTTGGATCGTGAGTGCGGTATTCTCTTTGAACTCATCACAAGGCTTGAGGGGTTTGCAATTACACCCCTTGCAGAAGTATGTGAGGCGTTCTGTTATCTCAAAGACCTCTCCCTTTTGGGTTTTGATATGGTCGTTGGGTTGGAAGTTTCTAAAGGTTGTTGGCTGCATTGTCAAGTGATTTTTGGAGTTTGTCAATGGTTTCTTTCATCTCTTGATTCTCAAGTTTGAGTTTGGTGTTTGTCAATCGGGCTTCGTTTAAAAAGCGCATACTACTACGCTCATAATCTATAAAGTAATTCAATACCCGATCTACTTCCACAAGGTCAATGATTTTATTTATTATGTCATTTTGCTCTTGGGTTGTTTCGGCATATTGAGCGCAGTCATTAAGCCAAATGAGGATAGCCCCCAAAAGCATCTGCTTTTCTCTGATGTGAAGCTCGTTAAAGGTGGGGTCAGAAGGGAACATCCTCTTGTTTTTTCGGTTCGGGTAAGTTAATCAAATTTTTATAGCCGATCATATAACCCACATTGTACTTCATTGATTGAATTCGAATTGGTTGTTCAAGGGGCGTTGGTCTGCCACCCGTTTCAAGCTCCTTCACCTTGCGAATATGTATGTCGGTGAATATCCAATCTGTTTCGTGTTGTGTGTATCTATGAATTACGCAAAATTCGTCTGCACGGTTTACAAATTTACCACCACCTTCAACATCACTTGCCATTGGGGGGATCGGATGACCTTCGTAGGGATGTCCCTTGTAATGGATCTTCCGTAGGGCTTCCGTAGCGGGGTGGGTATTTAGAATCACCGTAGCGTTGAACTTCTTGCAGAACACCCGTAGATGGCTTGTGGCTTCATAATGGTATTCGTGGGAAGACACCTTACCCAATCGCTTTTGGTTTATTGTGAGTGAATTGTAGGGATCTATTAAAACCCCATCAAAAGAGAACTCATCATAAATCTCCTCCATTGTTTCAAGCAACCCAAAGACATCATAAAGTTGCTCGGGGTCAATGAATGCAAAATGTGCTTGTACAAAATCATACTTGCGAGCAAAAAGCGCATCGTCAATGTATTGGATCTGCTTCCCACAAAGAAACTCAATCAGTTTGCGTTGGATGGAGCGCACATCGTTTTCCGATGAATACACCAACCAGCGAGTTCCATTTTTAAGGGTGTGAAGAAGCATTAGGTAAAGCATCGTGTGTGTCTTGCCTACATTGGCGTGTCCCGTTACAACAATAAAGTTTCCGCGCTTGAAGCGGAGGTAATCATCTATTTCATTATGTCCGAATTTAGAGGCTTCGGGTATTTGTCCTTTTCTTGCTTTTTGGAGGTAGTCAAAAACATCTCCGTTCTTAATAAGTGATGGGTGCGTCATAAGACAAAGAAAAGAAAAACCCCTCACTTGGAGGGGTTGTCTATTTAGTTATTTATTTAGAATGGGGAGGAGTCTTGGAAATGCGCTTGGTAGGTTTCACCTTTTGCGGATGCTCCCGTAACTACACCCAAATACTTTTCTACGAAGCTCGGAATGTCGGTGATTTGCATCTTACCCGATGATACCAAGTCAATAGCACCTTTGAACACTACGCTACGAGCGATTTGTTCCGAATTGTCTTGCTTCACTTTTGGGGAATAATTAGAATTGTTAGAAAAGTTGTTTGATTGTTCTCGTTGGATCTTGATTCCACCGCGCTCGTTCTTCTCGTATTGGACATCATCACCCACCTTGTAGGATGGGGTTGGCGATTTGGCAAGAGCCGTTCCGCCATCGTTGTTGTCAAATTGCACTTCAAGGATATGGAACTCTTTCCACATTCTTCCCGTGTCTTGGATGCTTGTAATTTTAGGCATTTTTGAAGATTTGATTGAATTTATAACTTAATCGTTCTAATGAATCGCGGTGATCATTTCGGGCTTGAGCGAGATCGCTTTCTAAACGCACCACTCTTTCTTCAAGCCAACTAATGTAGGCTTTGTCCTTCATCGGAATAGTTTGTTGAAGATAAAATCTTGCGTAGCCAAATCCGCTTTAAGGACGGGGTTGTTTACTGCCTCAAGGGCATCAATGCGCTTTTGCATTGCTTCAATACGGGCATCTTTGTAATCAATGATCGCCTCGTATGACTGTTGTGAGAAACTGTACTTCATAGGTGTGTTGTTTAAATTCATCAACCAAATTATGTTGATATTTTTAAACGAGCAAGTTTCCAACAAAAAAAATTTTGGAAGTGTCCTTCGGCAAGTCGGGGTTGTATATGATCGTGAGCTTTGGGAAGTAGGCCTTTGTGTCATCTTTGATGCCTCCCCAATCTTTAAAGGCGTCCATTGCGAACTTGACTGCCATAATGCAGTTGTCAATGTCGTACCCAAGATTGGTTTCCAGCCTTACGGTAACTTGTTTGAAGGTGATTGGGTCGTACTGATTTAGTTGCTCAAGCACTTGGGCTTTGAACTTGTCCTTTGCCTTTTTACGGATTGTCCAATGTCGGGATGCGTAAAAGGTGTTAAGGCTCGGCACTTTGCCGATCTCAACGCTTATATCCGCAGCGTTCTGCAAAGTGTTTGTCAAGATCGTAGATTTGAGAAAGGTACTCTTGCTCTTTCTTTAGAGCTTCTTTACGGGCTTCGTATGTCGGTTCGCAGTTGGCAAACAACATCGCAGCATCGTGCAGAAGGCGGTCAATCTTCCGTTTTGTTGATTTGTTTGTATAGTAATGCCATTCCATCGGATTTGGATTTTGCTGATGCATTGTGGTACTCAAAGTATTCAAAGTGATTAGCGGACTTATGCGTTTGATGCTCCAATTCTCTTTGGAGATGGGCAATGGCCTTTTTAATATCTTGGCTCATTGGGTTGTTTGGTTTCTTACCCGCCCGAAGTAGGTAGGTGATCGCAGTACCCAAGTTGTAGTTGTCCTCTTGGAAATCAAGGACCACATCAAAAGCCTCTATGGACTTGTACTTGCCAATGTAATACTTTGGAGTTTTACTCATCAGTACAAAGGTATCATTTTTTTTGATTGTCAACCTCCGCTTGGCTATCGCCAAGATCGTCCCAATAGATGAAATGCCATCCTTGATGATCGTTATGAGTTGTTCTTCCTCCGCGCTCTTGCTCTTGTTCGTTCTTCATC